TCTTAGACTGCCCATATCATATGCTGGTAAACAGTATTGCTTTCCTGCATGACTCAAATGTGGGAAGTATGTATTTTTTAAGTCGTCTTGTGTACACTCTATCGTGTCAACAAGGTATAATTTGTAACCTCTTTCTTCTGCAAGTTCAGGTTGTAACTCTCGCTTTACTATCGCTGGATAGTTCTGTCTAATTGCCCAAACTCTTTCTTCTGGTTCAAATTCATCTGCTACACATTGTTCTGGTAGCATAGCCTCTCTTCTCCCCTGATAGTCCGTCATTGCCAATTTTTGTGGTACACCAATTCTATCAATGATACCTTTTACAAATGCTGGAGACCTGTATAGTGCTTTGGCAATATCACTGACATTGTCTCCTTCTAAGTACATTTGTACTGTTGTTTGTATTTCTTGTGGCGTTGCCGCCTTGCCTCTATTCTGTGCTTTTCTTCTTGCACGGAACTCTTGCATCTCATGAAACTCTGCGATGATGTTGCCCAATCTAGTTGTGTTGTAAGCTATGTTAAGTATACTACATGCTTCTTTCTTAGTGATTGGCTTACTACCATCTGTAGGGTTTAATAACTCAATTACCTTGGTTATATTTGCTTGTGTAAGATTTTCGTGTTTTTTCGTTCTCATATGTTGCCCCTAGTAAAATAATTCCGTAATGTAAAATTTTTAATAAATCTGCTGTGTTCTTTCCTTCTTTCTTTCCATATCTCTGTGCATACTTTATTATGTTTCCTAAACAGAAACCTTCTCCATGCCCTGCGTCAAATATGAACTCAGTAGACTGTATTTTATTCATACTATAATGTCCATCGTATGTGGATTCAATATAGGTTTGAAGCGTTTTGAGTGCTTCGTCCTCGTTAAATTTGTTCGTGTTGTAATCGCTCATGTATAAACTCTTTGTATTTATTTTCTATCTCTAGTATTGCCATAAAAGTTTGGTATCTTCTATGTATTTTCTTTTCTAACTCGTCTGTAAACATGGGTTGAAATAGATGAACCTCTTTGCCTTCGTGTGTCTTAGAATCTATACTAAGATTCTTATTTACATTATTCCAGTAAAAAGCCTTCCAATTATACTTCTTACTCCATAGCCACCAGCAAGTTTCATCACACATATTATTATTAAACATAGTCCACATTGCCCATGCTTTGTATTTATCAGACTGCAACTGCTTGGGACTGAAAGAAAATATATAGGAGATGTTCCATAGTGTCTCCTTTTCCAGAAGTTGTACTATATCCATATCCATTTCTTCTTCCATGTCCCAGATATAAGTGTGAGGCCAAAGAGTCTCCTCTCTACCTCTCTTATACATAACAGTATCGTTTACGTTTGGTGTTTCTTTTCTACCAAATGCCCACACAAAAGACTTAGGATTCTTGTTAATTAAATCTTTTACAATATTCAAGTACTGTCTAAATCTATCGTTCTTCTTGCTTAAAAAGAAAAGGTCTGCATCTAAAATCGTACAGTGTTTGTAGTCTTTCAGTATGTAGTGGCACGCAAGAACTTGCTTGTAACAAGCACCAACACCTTTTACAAATATTATATCGTGTTCAAATATTAAGTGTTTTAGTTCTTCTCTTGCTTTTGCCCATAACTTTTCTTCTGCAAAAACTATAATTTTTGCATCATTATGTACCATACGCAAACTCATAATAGAGTATCTAAGATAAGTTAAGTACTTCTCATCTCCGTAGAGAGAGTAAGCATAACAATGTAAGCGAGGTCTGTCCCATAGTTTTGGAACTATTGAATGGTACTTTAACCACTCTTTATTTTTCTCGCTTTTAGTTATTTCTTCGTGCAGTACATTCTTCTCTAAGTCTCTTATGCCTTTGCCATTTAATTTAATTAAGCTCATATGCTCTTTCTACTCCGCTTTTCTCTGCGTGAAAAAAGAATACTTGAATTAATCTTCCTGAGTACTTGTCATGTCCAAAACCTGCATTGTAAGGAGCATGCCAGTAAGTAGCAGGGTATACTACTATTCTATTATACATATTACCTACGTAAGTGTGTAAGTCATACCCTGGCTCACCTGGCCACTCTCCTGAAAAATTTAAGGACTTACCATAACCTTTGCCTTCAGTAGCCCAGTTCTTTCCTGTTTCTACATTAGTGAACAGTCCTGTTCCATACTTCAAAGAAGGTGCTATATTATTTGGTGTCAAATAACAGACAGCCGCAAACATCTGAGAGTTCAAATGTTTTGTTCTCTTTGTTTCGTGGTCGCCTTTATCTTGATGAATCCAATTTCTATACTTATGGTCTTGTCCATGCAAGTCTTTGCCTAGAGTAAAGCTACAGTTACTGTTATTGGTAGGGAATAGTATTATCTTTCTGTTTATTAACTTCTCTAATCTATTCTTACAGTATAGTCTGTTCTGTGCAGAAAAACTGCCAAGAGACCTCTGTCCTGCAAACATAACCTTCTTGCCTTTCACTCCAGGCATAAAAAACATATTTAGTGCGTTCTTACGCACCTCATCTGGATTTGGGTAGAAATCGTCCTCAATTACTATCATTTTAGTAATTCATCAACTACATCTATTCCACCCTCAATCTTTGCAAGATACTCTTTCTTGTCTGCTAATTGTTTTTCGAGGATACCAATCTCAGCACTGACTTTATCGTGTTGTGTTTTCAGATTTTGTTTTATAACTTCTGCTTTTCCCATTACTTGTGGTTTCTCCTCTGCTACTGCAATTAATTGTTCTAAATTCATGATGAGTGTCTTTTACCCTGCATCCGTGTGCCATTGAGTAATTTATATTCTTCCCCATTACTTTTTCTAACTACTATAGGTCTTTTAGTAAAATATAGACTGTTTAGTCTTTTCATAATTGCCTTGTGTAGTTCTTCTTCTGTTATGTCTTTTGGAAATACCATAGACATACCATTGACTTCGTACTTAATTAAGTTGTCTCCTAAATAATCATCTGTCATTTTGCTGTTATCCTTTCCTCATAGTCGGCGTAATCTTCATTCCACCAGTAAGGCTTGTCTCTGTGAGACCATGCTGCGAACGTAGCTTTGTCAAGATGATAGTAGTCACGATAACTCTGTATAGGATTATCGTAGTCTTTCAGTTCATCAGGCAT